CAGTGACGGGCGGCGTCCTTCAGTTTCCCGACTTCATCTTCGTGACGGCCGAGACGTACGTCTTCAGCAACGCGAGCCGGACATAGGAGAGGCCGAGCAACTGATCGCGAATTCCATCCGAATAGGGGATGGCCTCATCGTTATCGTCAATCAGCTCGTCCATCTTCACGATGACCTTGCGCAGGCTATCCTTCTGCGCCTCGACCCCATCCGTTCCCCCCAGTTGCTCGTCATCGAAGGCGCGGAAAGTCACCGAGAAGGTCTGGGGAATGTGCCCGCCATCGGAAGGCACAAATACGGTGACGGGATGGGTGAACTTGGGCTCGCTGCTAACCTTGAACATCAAAATCTCCGGAACTCGATAGACGGGAATGAGGTGCCTCTCAGCGGCCGATCAGGTCAGCGTAAGCTTCCACTGATCGTCGCCGTCGACCGGCAGCGCCGAGAATGTGAGAGGCCATTCGAGGATGCCCTGCTGTTCCTGATATGTCGGCATCTGCTGCTGTGCGCTGGGCAGATCGAAGGTGACGATGCGGCCTGCGCCGACACCGTGCACGAGCTGGATCGCCTGCAAAGTATTGTTCTTGGCTACGGTGAAGGGATCGTAGCTAGTCAGCGCCACAGCCTCGACCTGCGTCTTGAGCGTCTCGTCGCGATCGACGATCAGAATGGCCTCCTGTCCGACCAACATGCGCGGCTGCACATCGTTGGCCACGTCCAATTCGAAGTTGCGCATGATGAAAGCGATGCCGCCGATCGTGAACGTCGGGGTGTTCGCCTTGCTCGCTACCTGCGGTGCCTGGAACGTCGAATAATCGGGCGTTGGCTTGGCCGCTTCGGTCGGGATGGTGAAGAGGCTGGTGAGCGTGAAAGTCATCATTGGGATGCCGTTCGCGTCGACCTTGAAGACAACGGTTCCGCGCGCTCCCAGCATCACGTGCTTGGTGCCGTCGACATCGAAATAAAGTGTGGCCGATTCCGGCGCATCGGTCACCGGTGTGTATTCGACGCTGGTGCCGGCTGTCACAACCTCGGCCACGCCGCAGGCGCGCAGTAGCGGCCCCCAACCTGGTGCCGTACCGGCAGTACCCGATCCGACCAGTTCCACTGAGAATGTCAGCATCGAGCGGAACGCTGCGCCAAGGCCGGGCCTGCCGCCGAAGTAGCGGCGTTCGTAGTTGCGCTTGACCCAGTCACCTTCCATCGGCGCGAAGGTCACGTCACTGCACAGGATCGCATTGGCTGCGCCCGTCGGCGTCGGATCGGTGCCATAGGTGACTTCCGTCTTCGCGAGGATGGTTTTCGTTTTCCAGTACTTGGGCATGGATCAGGCCTCCTTCGCGGGCTTGAGAGTGCCGTCCGGCTGACGCACGAAGCTGCCGCCCTTGCGCGGCTGTTCCAGCTTGACGGGAGTGACGGGTTCGGCCGCGATCGATGCGGCGTCCTCGGCGGCCGGCGCAGGTTCGCTGACCGCTGACTTCTTGATCATGGCGTAATCCTCAATTGATCATCGAGATTGAATTCGAGGTGGTAGATGACGGCCCCGTCTTTCGACCCGATCAGCTCCCCCGCCCCGAGGACGAAAATGCCCGGCGCATCGTCGGGCCCCCATCCGCACACCGCTTCGACGACGGCGCGAATGATCGGTGCCAGTTCGTCAACGCCTTCGCCTCCCAGAGCATCGCCAGCGACGCGAACGACCAGGACGACGATCACCGTCTCGCGGAAGCTCTGACGAAAGATGGCGGTGGCTGCGTCTGCGGCTCCGCCTTGAAGGGAGCCAGGCAGAACAAAACCTGCCGGCGTCACTTGCGGCAGCTGGTTGTTTTCGATCACGTCGGTGAATTCACCGGCGAAGCCCATCCGGCCGACAAGATCAGGCACATTGGCCTCGATCCGCGCGGATACTTCTTCAACCCGGATCATATGAAACCCCGCATGTTCTCGGGCGTGAAGGGGCGCTCGCGGTCAATGACCTGGACGCCTGCCGCGCCGGAGCTTTCCGGCTCCACCCCGGCGACGGGCAAACGGATCATGCCGGAAGCGATCTTCTCCAGCGCCTTGATCGCGTTGGCGTAGTCATCCTTGATCTTCGGATCGGGTGCGGCGGGATGCAGCTTGTAGATCGCGATGGCCTGCGCGAGGTCGACCAGGAACGGCGGAACTTCGCTCAGGGGCATCGCATAGCGGCCAGCGACATAGCCATCGATCATGGCATCGGTGTCCGCCAGTGCACGATCGACCACGTCCGTGTCGATCGTGCCTGCAGGCGGCTTGCTGCGATCGGTCAGCTGCAGCAGCATCCGTTCGCCATAGCGATCTGTCAGCTGTGCAAGCGTGGCGTAAGTCACCGGCCGCTATCCCCCGTCATACCTTCAGGCGTCAGTCGTCGAGCGAGACGATCAGCTGCGGATCGGCCAGCAGGCCGCCCAGCTGATCTTCGGTCAGGTCGTCGACCTGGACTGGCCTCGGCTTCGGACCGAATGCGATGCCGGCACGGCGTCGGCCGCGATCCGAAGTCGAGCGCACCATGATGGTGCGTCCGCCCAGTTCGAGGCCGGCATCGTCGTGCTCTGCCCCATCTTCATTGCCTTGCTGGTCGTCTCCACCACCAAGAGTGGCGTCCGTTGAAGGCGTACCTTCATCAGCTCCCGTCGCAGCGACCGGCGCATCGGAGGTCGATGCAGCAGGCGGCGCGGCGGGCGGAGCAGATCCTTCCGCCTCGGACGACGAGGACGAAGCCTCATCGCCAGTGGGAGAAGAAGAAGTCGAGACCGGCGCCGGAGAAGGCTTTGCCTGGCTGGCGCCTGTCGAAGGGGTGGAACGTCTTGCCATCGATCAATCTCCTCAGGCCAGCCAAGGCACGACGAGCAGTTCGGCCGTACCCGCCCACGGGTTGCTCTCGCCGCCGTTGACGAGCTGCGACTGCAGGATCTTGCGCCCAGCACCTTCAAGCGAGGGCGGGACCACGAGCAGGTTCGGATTGAGGCCGAGGGGGCGACCATAATCACCCTTCATGCCGCCGATGCCGGCGCGTGCGGTTTCGTAGTGGGCCGCGTCGAGCGCCTGCTTGGAGCCCCAGGCGAACTGCCAGAAGCCGAAGCCGACATTGAGGCGGGCATCGACACCGTAGCGGTATTCATTGAGGTCGAAGACGTTATCATCGGTTGGCTTGTCGCGGGCGATGATGTCGGAGAAGCCACGACGCTCCTGGAGGATGAGCGGCTTGAGTGCCCGGCTGACATCGAGCAGGAACCACGGCGTACCTGCACCGCCATCGGTATTGGCAACCGACTGTGCCTCGCCGTTTTCATCGAGAACCGGGTGATCGGTATCGAAGAAGAACTGCCCGTCGTAGCAGTTGGTCGCAAACCCGCCCTTGAGCAGGCTGAAGACGAGCTGATCGACGAAGCCGCCGGTGGACTGGCCCATTTCCTCGAACAGCGGCGCGTAGATGCCAAGATTATCCGTCTCGATATCGTCGCGGTCGACGCCGATCGTCAGTTCCCAGGGCTTCTCCTTGATCTTGTAATCGCTCTCGGAGAGGTTCTGGACCACACGGGCACCGATCCATTCCCGGACGTTGGGCAGCTTGCCCAGCCAACCATAGGTCTGCTCCTTGGTGGTCGAAGGCACTTTGGTGGTGACCTTCGCATACATGGAGGACGACTGGCCGAGGCCGCGCTTGAATGCGCCGCTAAAGCCGGAGCGCAGCTTGTTGAGGTTCTCGCTATTGACGATCATCTTGCGGGCCTTCCCTTAGGCGAACTCGACCCAGACGCCCTGGGCGTCCACGTCGAAGCAGATGCCAGCCTTCGGGCGGGCACCGGTGTTGTCGGTGGCGGCAACCGTCTGATCGTCAACGACGTAGACGGACTTGCCGATGTGAGCGCGGGTGATGAGATCCCCCGACGCCGAGTTGGCGTAGCGAAAGATGCCGCGACGGACCTTGACCGACAGATCGCCGTCACCGCCATCGGTGTTGTCGACGGTCTCTTCAGCCCGGCCGACCGTCACATTGGCGGCGGTAGCGACAGCCGCGACCGCAAGGGCCGAGGCGATCTGGACCATGCCACCGGCAAAGACCTTGGCACCGGCAGCCAGAGGGATTGACCGGACATCGCCGAGCGCGGCCGGCGTGTTACGGGCAGCAGACAATGCAGCCATTTACAGGACCTCCTTGCTGACCCCGCTGGCCTTCAGGCCGGCAAGGTATTCTTCTTCGCTGACGCCCATGAGCGCGATGACCTGACGATCGGTGGCGTCGAGGCCCTTGTCATCGGTCTGAGGAGCGATGATCTCGGTGCCGGATGTCCCCTTGAGGATCGGCATCGCCCCAATCAGTTCCTCGGTGCGCTCGGCATTTTCCATGTGCATGGTGATGTATTTGTCGCGCATGGGCTTGATACCGACCCGGCCGCGCGCAATTTCGCCGTCGACGAACGCCGTCGCATCCTTGCGCGAAGTATTCTCGACGAAAGTGTTGAGCTGACCGGTCACGTCCGCCAGTTCGCTTTGCAACGCGACAATAAGCGGATGATTGGCGTCGATCTCCTGCGACTGCAGAGCGGGCGCAGGCTCTTCTTCCATCTTGGCCTTGAGCGCCGCCATGATAGCGTCGTCGTCGGCACTGCCGTCGAGCCCGAGCAGCTCGATCAGCTTTGCTTTCCAGTCCATCGTGCTTCCTTCCGAATGCAGGGCGACAAGGCCCTCCAGGTTTGGGGTGTTGGTAAGGCTGGCGCGCAGCACCTGGACGACTTCGCCAGACTTGCTGTGCAGGATGACGGGGCTGATGCCGGCATAGGCCTTGTCGGCCATTAACCGCTGACCTTCGCCGGTCCATTCGACCTTGCCCCACAGGCCATCTTCGCGCGCCTCCAGCGCCACAATCCAACCACGAGCAGGCGCCGGCATGCCCAGCGCCTTGCCGCCCTTGTCCGTGGCGTGGTTCTCGTCGATCGGCAGCTTCCCACCTTCAGGCAGCAAGGCGGCGACGGACTGCATGGA